ATAATATCAAAGTCATTAATGATTAACTTGTCACCTTCTATCAGACTTTTCATATTTGAAGTTCCGATTTTTTTAGTACCTTTAGTCATTCTCACACCAAGTTGATTACCTCTACCACTAAAACCGCCACCCAATACTTGACCGGCTCGACCTCGTTGTGTAACCATCATCATGTTATCATATTCTAATTCAAACTGTAAGTTATCTGCTACTTGTTGTCCTAAATCGTTTATCTCTATTAAAATAAATGCTTTGTTATAATGTTTTGCAACCCTATCTATAATACTAGGAAAAAGAAGAGGTTTAATTTCATTATTTCTATACTTTGCAACTACTTTATATGGTACACTTGTACAATCTATCACACAAAAGGCTGAATAATCACTTGTTAATCCTCTTGATACATCAACTGTCATTGTGTAAAGGCGGTCTTTCTTTGGCATTTCGTAAACATCTAAACCACCACTTCGTTTAGGTTCAACAACAGGCATAAGTTTTATTTTACTTGCATTGATAAGTGTGTCAACACTACCTAGAAACTCACATTCAAATTCTGTTGCAAATTGTGATTCACTTGTATTCTTAATTGTTTGTTCTTTCCATTTCTCATCACGACCTGGTACTTCACTCCAATGTACTTCGACAGGAACAAAAGTACTTTTCTTATTTGTTGCATCCATCCACATCTTGTAAAACATATTCATACCATGTGGTGTAGATACTATCATCACCTTTGATGATTTACCAGATGATATTGTAGGATAAACTGAACTAAAAAATTCTTCGGCAATATTATTAGGTACATAAGCAAACTCATCTAAGAATATTATATTAAAGGTACTTCCTCGAACAGCACTAGAAGAAGTACTTGCCGCTACAATTCTACTTCCATTTTCTAATTCGAGTGAACCTTTATTCCAATTGAGAACGCCTTGTTGCATCCATTTGGGCAAATGTTCGTAAGCCAATTGCAAACGACCTAATAAATCTCTTGCCGTAGAAGATTTATTGGCCAATATTGCAACATTCACATTATCGTTAAATAATACATAATGTAAGAGGTAAGAAACTATAATAGTTGACTTTCCACTCTGTCTAGGTAATTTACATATTGTAAACCTATTGTCGTGAAAAGTGTCTACCATCTTCCGCTGAAAGTCGTACATTTCAAAAGGCACTAAACCTTTATCAATGGTAACAATTTTTAAATATTCTTGTATAAAGTATTTAGGATCCTCAAGACACTTCATCACTTCTTGAATTTGTTTCTTTGTAAATCTAGAAGGAGTGTGAGCTTTCTTTAAATTAGGGTTACCTAAATATTGGTCAGTTGTTCCCATTTAATTTTTTAAGAAATCTTTGAAAGCTACTTTGCCTTCATTCATTTCTTGTCCATAATCCATTTTATTCATTAACACATACATCTTTTCACCAAGTAAGTTGCCAGTATCATAATCTGAAACATAATGAAACCCTGCCTGTACTCTACCATAACCACATTCGTAAGCCGCTTTCATTAATTCTTTTTCTAATTGTGGTACTTTACCAGCAACATATCTTGCAAGTATAACTGATTGAGTCGCATGACCACTAGGATATGACTTAGTTTTATTTGTTTTACTTGGTAAAGTATTTAAACTAGAAAGAACTTCAACAGGTCTTGGACGATTAAAAACATCTTTAAAGTGTTTAATTATTGGTACAGACTCTTTTATAATTTGTTTAAATTCACTATCATGAAACTCTATACCATTTTCCTCACAAACTTTGCGAATTGCATAGTAAGGTTCTTGGTCATGGTCTTGAATAGACTGAACATCTTTTTCTGTTCTTTGTCTAATTATTTTTTCCACCTGATACGCCTCTGTTAAATCATCAACAGGTGGTTCAGGTAGTGTAATTACTTCATGTAGGTTTTGTCTAAAAAATATCATTCGTTTTTACCCTTTAACATCTTTTGTAGTTCAGTTGTTGAACCAACAAATAAAGCGTTAGTAACATTCTTTGGTCCTTTATCGGGTATATCTTTTATCTTTTTTAATTTATCTTGTAGGTCTAAGAGATTTTGTGATACTTCACTTACTGTCTTGATTAATTGTCCTGCAACTTCATAAGCACGAGGATGTTCTCCTTCTTTTGCCAAACTAAGTATACCATCAATTGCTTCATTACCTTTATCAAGTAAATTATAAAGATTTTTTCTACCAGTCTCAAAGTCAATATCTGGACCCTTATCTTCTGGTACTAATACTTCGGTACTTGTTTTCTTAGGTAATACTTCCATCTCGAAAGTTTTATCTATCTCAGCAATACCTAGTACTTCGTTTAGATTATCATCAATTTTACTCATATTAAAGTCCTCTTAACTACTTATCATCACCAGACGCTTCATCATAATCTAAAGTGTCGGTAAAGAAATCTAGCGTGGTAGTGTATGTATAGTCATCATCTTTGTCAGCTGATGTTGGATTTGGTGTAACTGTAACTCTTTCGACTCTTGGTGAACTAGCACTTTGCGAGTCAGAATATAAGTCAGCTGATACTTTTTTAATTACAGCTGATGTAGATATTGGACCATACAAATATACTTTTGCTGTAAATGTTAGTGTGTAAATTATTCTTCTACTACTTGTTAATGTTCCTGTATAACTATCTTCAAAGTCTACATTGTTTAACACGATTGGTATATCACTTTTTGTATCCATTGTTCTATCTTCAATCATAGTAACAGTATAATCAGGTTGAAAGTATGGAAGTATTTGTTCTATTATCTGTAATCCGTCATCTGAATTAGCAACATAAACACTTAAAGCAAATTCAACATTATAAGGCACAGGTGTGTATTGACTATTCAGTTTAGAGGTGTCGGCATTTGTTGTTACTTTAGTTATCTTTTGATTCTTATTTAACTTACGACCGCCATCGTAACTATATCCAGTAACTTCAAATGACAATCGAGGTAGAGTGATTGCCACAGATGAATCGTCCCCATTTAGGTCCTGTTGTGCATCTAATCTGGCTAAAAACTTTTCTTTTGGTGAATATGATAAAGGTACTTTAATATTTTGTAAAGGATTTCCGCTAGAATCTAATCTCTTAATATTTATATTATTAAATATTGTACCAAACGCAATAACAGTATTACGAATTTTCTTGTGGTAAAAGTGTTCTCCAAACATTAGTATTCGTCAACCTCCCCAAATGGATTTCTTTCGCTGAAGTCTAATATATCATCAGCCGTTGATGAAGTATTTGTTCCTGCAGCCGTTTCAAATGCCTGGCCTTGGTCAGTAGGTGATTGTGTTGCCATTGTGAAACTTTCATTAATTATATAATCTATTGCACCAATACTATTTTCTAAAACAAAAGAACCAGTTTCATTTTCTAAACTAAATTGGAAATTCATTGTATCAGTTGATAGACTATCTTCAACACTATCAATCTGAGCAATACCAGTATCAATTCTTTCTGAACTGTATTCAAATCGAGTACAAGATAACTTGTATGTTGGTAAAGCGCCTTGTTGATAGAACGGTTGTTCATGTTCTACAAACTGTATTTCAAAGAATGATTTTGTTGTAGGGAAATAAACTAAATCCCCCTCTTGTGGTCTATCAGCAACTAAATCTGAATTATTACCTACTAGAGTTTCCCATCTCAATTTAGATAAAGTAAAAGTAATATCATCTCTTAATTCTAAACCAAACTTTTTAATAATCTCTTGTTCGCCCATATATCCATCAGTATTGTCCACATACATTTCAATGATGTATGAGTCATCAAATGAGCTTGCAGGATCCTCACCAAGGATTGTATCTTTATTAGCAATCTTTCTTGGTAAGTAAAAGACATCTTGGCCGTAAATCTTGAGCTGTTCTATAATTAAATCTTCGTATAGTCTTTGCTCAGATGTTGTGCCTGTGTCAAAATAGACATTAGTTGGCATTTAATTATCCTTGTTGCATGTGGGCAGGTTCTTCATAGTTACTTCTAATTTCTTCCTCTAACTGTCTTTGTTCTTGAATTGCTGTAGAGAATAATTCAGGTCCATTTAGAGTAACCCCACCTAACATAGCAGTACCTGAAAATTTTGAAAGATTTTGTCCCCATTGTTTTTTAATTAAAGTGGTTGTATATCTTTTTAAATAAAGGTCATCAAACATATCTGTACTTGTTGCAGGGTCTAATCTTCTAAAAACCTCAAAGATTAAAAATTCACCTGCTGTAATATCATTGTTCCAGTCCATATCAAGAAATAATTTATTTGATAGATGATTAAATCTCATAGGTTTCTCTCCTACTAATATATGGTCAAGAAAGTCTAAATGTTGCATTGTCATCTGATAATGTACAATACTTGTAGATGAGAAATCGTATAGGTCGTTTAATCTTAATTGATATCTAACATCAAACATATTTAAGTTTGCTCTATCAGATAAAGGAAATACATTGACAACTGAGATAACAGTTTCAGGAACTATAAGAAAGTTATTTCCTTGTTTCCATGTAGTGGTAACACTATTCTCTGTAACCGATTCAGATGTATCAGTAGTCATACGAGTTATATCGGCTGCCGTCACTTCATATTTTAGATACATTCTCTCAACACCGTCTGTATGATATTGACAGAAATATTGTACTGCCTCGTCTATTCTATCATCTACTTGGTCGTCATCAACATTTATATCAATTACAGGCTTACCTAATGCTCGTAGACAGTATTCTTTTAGTGATGCTTTTGTACTTGGGACTGCCATATATTATTCTTCCTTTATAACTATTTATAACTATCCTAATGCGACTGCTTGAGCGATTGCAAAGGCTTTACTTGATTTGTTATCTAATTGTGTTTGTATAGCACTAGTAACTCCATCAAGATATCCTATTTCAGTTGATGTTACAGCACTCACAGATACATCACCATTGCCATCAGAAACTAATGCTCTTGAAGCAGTTAAGTCTGCCATTTTACTAAATGCAATTGCAGCTGCTGATTTAATATCTGCATTAACAATATTTGTAATTGTGTTATTATCACTATCAATACTCTTATTAGTAAGTGTATCAGTTGTTGCTTTACCTACTAGTGTATCAGTAGCATTTGGTAATGATACTGTTCTATCTCCTGTTGGGTCAACAGCAGCTAAAGTTGTTTCATGTGCGTCATCAGTTGCGCCTTCAAATATAACACTTGTATTAACTTTAACAGTTGAGAACTCTGACGCACCACCGCCTGTAATATCTGTTAGATATGCAACTGTACCAGAAGCGTCTTGAATTGTAACTGTTCTATCTGCTGTTGGGTCTGTAATTGCAAAAGTTGTTTCAAAAGCGTTTGCAGTTGCACCTTCAAATACAAGTGGACTAGCACCTGCAAAGACAGCACCTGTTGCTGTTACTACGCCAGTTATTGTTGGTGCTGTTAAAGATTTATTTGTAAGAGTTTGTGCAGCCGCAAGACCAACAAAACTTTCACTTTGTAAAGCACTATTAAATTCTGCTAAAGTTCCTGTAAGTGTGTTTGCGCCTAAATCTATTGTTTTATTTGTTAATGTTTGAGTAGCTGCAAGACCAGCAAAACTCTCACTCTGTAATGCACTATTAAATTCTGTTAAAGTTCCTGTAAGTGTATTAGCGTCTAAATCAATTGATTTATTTGTAAGTGTTTGTGTCGTACCTTTAAATAAAGTATCTACTTGTGATAGTGCTACTCTACCTTCAGTACCACCGTCAGATAATAAAAGTAAATCACTTGCTACTAATGTGTTACTTGTTAAGTTAGTTGCATTATCAATATTTACAATTGCTTCTACAACACCAAACTCTAAAGCACTTGCTTGTGAATTAACTTTTAAAACTTGACCTGCACTACCTATTGATAATGCGGCCCCAATACCACCATGTGATAGAGGTACTGAATCGCCTGTCTGAAATTCAGCAAGACCTGTTGCCGTACCAGCGTCATTGAATACTGCTCTTATTGGTGTTTTATTTGCCATAATTTATTCCTAAAATTGAAAAATGGTTGTATCACTATCAGTTAGTGCTGAACCATTTGCCAATGTAAATGTTTTTGTTCCTGTAAATGTTGTTCGAGTATCAATAGATGAATTAAACTCAAATTCTGTATTTTTTGTACTTAGTCCTCCAGTAGCAGCAAAGAAAGGTACTACTCTTGTAGGTTGTAAAGTTTCACCACTAGATGATAAAACGGCTAATTCATTTATTCCTGCTTTTGAACCAGCAGGTAGTGTTGCACCTGTTGCTGATATTGCAATTGTCCCTGTGCCATCAGCACTTATTGTTGCGCCTGCAAGGTCAATTGTATCACCAGAAAGAAATAAATCATTCCATCTTTTTGATGCACTACCTAAATTTCTTGAATCGGTTGTATCTGGTAAAACGTCTTGGTCTACAGCACTTAAATCTAGTGCTGGGGCACCAAAAGTACCATCTTGTAAATCTACACCATCACCTGCGTTTGAAGATGATGAATCTGTGCCATCCATAACTAATCTATCGCCAGCATTTGAACCACTTGCGTCTGTACCATCTAAAATTAAATCTTCAGTTTCTAAAGTTGTACCTACAAACTTACCAGTTGCGCCGTCGTATTGTAAAACTCTTTTATCTATTAGAGCAGTATCAGTATCAACATCATCTAATCTTGCTAAATTAACTTCACCGCCACCACCAATTGAACCCATTTGTTTAGTAACAACTTCTTTAAATCTAACAAACTCTTTTTTCATTTCATCTAAAGAGGTTATTCTATCTAAAGTTTTTAATTTTTCTTTATCTAGTTCATTAGCAACTTTCATTTCTGAAAGTTTTTTAGTTACTTGCCCAATTATGCTTGTATCTGATTCTATTGGTTCTAACTCATCTTGTAGAACTTCACTAACTTTTTGTTCTTTTACTTCTTCTTCAGGTTCTAGTAATAATTCTTTTTGTTTTTTTGGTTCTGCTTTCTTTTTCTCTTTTTTTAAAGAAGAAAATAATTCTTCTATATTAGCTATTTTCTTTTCTGATTTAGCAACTCTTTCTTTTGTTTGTTTTTTTTCATCAGCAATTACAGAGAAAAAATCTACTAATTTTTCTGTTGGTTGTTCTGCGACCTTGACAACTTTTTTTATATCTTCTTTGAGTTTAGAATTTAATTTTTCTTCTTGAATGAGTGAGATTTGTTTTTCTATATCTGGATCAATATCTATCATAATTATCTACTTACGCTTGGCGTTATCGTTGCTCTTCCCTCTATTCTTCTAGTAACTAAACCAGATGAATCCGTTGTAGTTAAATCCCAAACATATCGACCTATTGAAAGAGCACCTGTTACAGCGTCTGTTAATGTGATTGAACAAGTGCCATCAGTTGCACTTACTTTTGCTGTGGTAAAAGATGTTGATGTGGTAGCGAGGTGTGTTTTCCTCAATGTAGCAGTTATCGTTTCATTTGATAAATCAACTACTGTTCCTGTTGAGTCTTTTACTGTTAGTGTTTCAGTATAATCACAATCTTGGTCGATAGTAATATTCTGTATTGTTGCCATTAATCATTCCTATCTTATTGTAGTACTATTTATAATTTAAGAAAAGAGACGGATAGACTACTTATTCAGGTTTAGCATTATCACTTCTAACTTTGTTATAAGCAGTTACATATGCATTCCACTTTGTAGAACTACCACCTATTTCCTTTTCTGTATATGCTTCCATAAAAACGTCCACATTTGGATATGCTATTGCTCTATCTAATTTGTAACCATTTGGGTCTGTCCAAGCTTCTACGTCTGACCAATTTATAGAAATTTCATTTCCAGAACTATCTAATGCTGTAATATCGGCCTTAGTACCTCCGTCTATAGAAACTGTTGTATCGTGTATCGCTCTTATTGCTTTGTGTAAATCTGCCATTATGCTAATATCTCCATTAATGTTATTTGTTGTGGTGTTCTAGCATGTTGTGCATTGTCATTATCTGCTGTGTCTCTACCGAAGTAAGTAGTTCCCCCACCAACAGCTCCTGCTTGAATTTTATAAGTAACTGCATCGGTTGTGGCTGGAGAATCTAAAACTGTTATACCATAAGGTGCTTGAGCAGGTTGCCCAAAGTTCAACATACTACCACCATAAGATTGCGTTCTATTACTCGCAGCTGCTCCACCTCCAATAACTGTAGAGCCTCTTAATAATACTTGAGCTGAATTGTCAGTTGCTGAACCAGTAGTATTAACTATGACAAGCACTTTACTATTTGATGCTGTAGGAGTAATAGCAACAGTTAGTCCTGTAACATCAACAAGACTAGATGAAGTAGTTGAAAATACAGATGTTTTAAACACTTGTACTACCTGTGCGACTTTTCCAGTACCACCAATGTATGTTTTAATTCTTGACATAGCACTTTTTCTTAATGTGCCGCCAGCACCATCGTCAACTAACATTAAATCAGCGTCTACTAAAGCAGCACCAATATCAGTTGCACCTGTTAATACAGCAGTTGCTAATTTACCAATTGTAACTTGACCATCAGCAATGTGGGCTGTGTCAATTGAACCGTCTGTGTAGTGTTCTGAATTAATAGCATCATCTGCTATCTTAGCGCCTGTTACAGCATCAGCATTAATCTTTGCTGTTGTTACTGAATTACTTCCTATGTGAGCTGCATCAATACTTGAATCAACATAGCATCTACTATCTACACTATTGTCTGATAGATGTATTAAATCAATACTACCATCTACATATTGGTTAGTGTCTATTGAGTTAGCACTCATATGTGCTAAGTCAATACTTGCATCTGTATAGTGTTCACTATCGATAGCGTTATCAGCAATTTTAGCGCCTGTTATAGCGTCTGCTTGAATATCAGCAGATTCTACTGTGTTATTAGGGAATACAGGAACTGCCGTAAATGTGTGAACGCCTGTTGTAACAGCTGTTCCACTAATCTCTACATTACCATTAATGTCGATTAAAGTTGAGTTTAATTCTATTTCGTCATCAGCATTAATGTCTAAATCACCATCTGCTGGCGAACCGATATTGATAGCAGAATCTCTAAATTGAAGAACACTAGCAGCGTTTAATAATAATCCTGTGTCATGTACATGAGTTAATTTTATTTCAGAGTTAGCACCAAAATTTAAAACGGCTGCATCTGAAATTAGACTTGCGTCATCACCAATTGTTAAGTCTGTTGCAACTTTAACAGTTGTATCATCATCTAAAGTTAGAACAGTTGTTCCGTCATACTGTTTGAAAATTAAATCGTCTGAGTCAACACCAAGTTGAATAACTTGAGCACCTGCGGTGCCGTCCATATCTAAAGTAAGTTGTAAAGTACCTGCGTCTTTAAATTCTACATTACCACCAGCAGCATCTACGACAATATCGGCAGAAGAATCTAAAGTAATATCTGTGCCGTCATTTGTAATTGTATCAAGAGCAATACTACCAACATTTGTAATATCAAAATCACCAAAACTTGTAGCGCCACCAACAGTTAAATTACCTGTAACTGTTAAGTTATCAGCAACCGTTGTTTCACTTGTAGTATGTCCTATTGTTAATGCAATACCTGATGTTTCAGTTGCAATTTTTAAAGCACCTGTTTTGTTTGCAATATATGAATTAGTACCATCGTGATAGACTTCTAAATCATCACCAGTACCAAATAATCCTTTTGCACTATCAGCAAAAGATTGATTACTTCCTGTTAGTACACTAAATTTATTTGCTGTGAATTGAAAGTCATCAGCACCTGCGATTGCAATATCAATCTGGTCATCTGTATCTGCTGTTATTGTTGTATCACCATCAGCATCTAAAATTAGAGCCGCACCATTTATATCTAAAAGGTTTTGAACAATTGCCTGTCCAAGATATTGTATATAAGCAGTATCAGTAGCTGCAGGAGCCGCTGTGAATACTATACTAGTACCGCCGCCCGCTAAGTTGTATGCAACTTTTGGTTCCTGTAATACACCGCCAACGGATACAATTAATGAGGTCTCATCAGCAACAGTAAAGTCTAGTGTGAAAGTAGTTGTACTTCCATCAGTAGAAAGTGTCTGTTTACTGTGAAATCCGTTAACTGGTGCTTTTCCGATATATGCCATTTTCTATTTAATTCCTTTTCTTATATTTATATTATTATTCAGGCTTTGGATATTTATCTTTTATTTTTTTAATATCTGCTTTCCAAGCATCAATACCGTTGTGATATATTTTATCTAGTTGTGCGCCCCATGCTGGGTATTCATCTAATCTTTTTTGTATGTAAGCATTTGGGTCTACCCAATTGTTTACATCAGTCATATTTATTTCTACGGCGTTGTTATCTTTATCAAATGCTAATACAGAACCATCTACTTCTTCTCTAATTGTTACTACATTTGAATATAATGTATATATTGCCTTCATTATGCACCTACCTCCTGTACTGTAATGGTACTAAAACCTATTGCATTATCACTATTATCTCTATTCATAAATCCTTCATTACTAGCTACTTTCATCTGCACTTTATAAGTAACTCCACTTGTAGTATTTGGTGAATCTAAGAAAACTATAGTTCGAATAATACCAGCTCCATCATTTAGTGCTTGTTTAATAGATACTTGAGCACCTAATTGTGTACTTCCTCTAAGGACTTGAACAAAATTATTTGCTCCCCCCTCACCTGTTCCAAACAATCCTGCTACTGTAACTAAAACTTTACTATTTGAAGCAGAAGGAGTTATAGCTCGAGTAAGTCCAGTATCTGTAAAACTTGAAGAAGTAGTAGCAAACTTTGTTGTAACTACTTGACTCAGTACTTGTAAAATTTTACCACTTGATGGTAGTGCTTCAAAAGCTGGAGCTGAACCAGCACCAGTTGAAGTTAAAACTTGTCCATCTGAACCTGTAGCAACATAAGCTGGGTCACCAGAAGCATCATAGGTAATAAGATTACCGTCAGTACCTCCAGCCATTTTTGCTAACGTAATTTGGTTGTCAGCTATATGTGCCGTATCGATTGAACCATCTGTGTAGTGTTCTGAATTTATAGCGTCATCTGCTATCTTAGCACCTGTAATTGCATCCGCTTGAATGTCAGCACTTTCTACTGTATTGTTAGGGAAAACAGGTACGGCAGTGAATGTATGTACACCTGTCGTAACAGCTGTTCCTGATATTTCTACATTACCATTAATATCTATTAGGGTTGAAGTAATGTCTATTTCATCATCAGCAGCAATAGCTAAATCGCCATCGGCAGTTGAACTAATATGTATTGCAGCATCACGGAACTGAATTTTCATTGCGTCATTTAATAGTAAACCGGTATCAGCAACATGAGTTAAAGTTACATCTTGATCGGCGCCAAATTGAATTGTTGAAGCGTCTGCAAGAAATAAATCAGAAAATTCTTTTGAAGCAGAACCTAATGTTGTTCCGTCTGCACTTGTAGGAAGAATAGATGTTCCAAAAGTACCTGTGTTTATAACAGGACTTGTTAATGTTTTGTTTGTGACAGTTGCTGTTGAAGTTGTTGATAATAAAACTCCATTAGCACCATCTGGTAATGTAAGAGTATTATCAGCACTTTGAGCGTGTGGAGCACCTATAAGTGTTTGTGCATGAGCATTACTTGATTCACAATAGAATTTTATTTGTGATACATTTGAACCATCATTTTTAAGATCGATAAGACCACCATTT